TGAAGAGGTGTACGACCTGTGTGACATAACTGCAGGTGCTTCTATGGGGATAAACGGTAGTAAAACCAATACAGCGCGGAAATTAAATGCGCCTAAGTGGTCCGTTACCCCCAGAGCATTAAGCTACGCTATTCCTGCTTTATGGAGTAATATCCAAATACGTGAGCATATCCTCCCGGGTATGCTTGTGTGTTATGATAAGGAGGCCTTTGGTCACCTTGTCCGCGAGCGGGCAGTAGTGTCGAACCATAATAAGATAAGTTTCGTACCAAAGACAGCGAAGACCGAAAGGTCAATAGCTGTAGAACCCTTCCTGAACGGCTTCGTGCAGTCCGGGGTTGACGGGTACCTAAAGCGTAGGTTACTGCGCCATGCGGGTATCGATTTATCCTCCCAAGAGTTAAACCAGGCGATGGCTTTGTCTGGCTCTCTGGGGGGAGTTAACCCCTATGCTACGATAGATCTGGCAGCAGCGAGCGACAGCTTGTCAATTGCAGTTGTTAAAGATCTTTTGCCTCCGTGTTGGTTTGAATTTCTTTCTGATATTCGAGCTACGCACTTCGAGCTACCCGATGGTACGATACATAAGTACCAAAAGTTCTGCTCGATGGGTAACGGGTTCTGTTTCCCACTCCAGACGCTGATTTATTCAAGCGTTTGTTACGCGGCTGCGCAAATGACGGGCGCACCTGATGACTTTTCCGTTTACGGAGATGATATCATCGTGCGTCAATCTGAAGCGCTACTTGTAATAGAAATATTGCAAGCGCTGGGTTTCACTGTGAACACTGAGAAGACGTTCATAGTTGGGCCCTTCCGCGAATCGTGTGGATCCGATTGGTTCTTAGGCCAGGACGTTCGTCCTGTGTGTATTGACAAGCCGATGACCGACGTTCGTCATCTAATGTCCTTTCATAACTCATGCTTGAGATCTGAGCGTGTGGAAACCTTCATGGAATCTACTCGCGAAGTCTTACGAAACCTTGGGCGCAATAAGTACTTGCGTCCGGGTCGAGAGCCTGGTGATAGCGCTTTCAGCGTTCCGCTAGACTTGTTCATGAGTTCGCCTACTGCAAAGTGGCGCAAAGATTTAATGAGTTGGTCATGGCAAGAGATTCGTTCTCTGCCTGTGGCCGATAAGTTACCTCCTTTGGAGAAAGTTGAGTATGCAACTACTCTAGCACATGCGGCTATGCGGGGCGCTAGCTCCGTACAGCCGTTCAGCTTAAGACGCATCACCGAGCCAAAGGTAGTCAAAATCTGTCGACCCTTCCGGGAAGACTATGATAAAGACATGCCTCTGTCGCTTGCCCATGTAGCTACGGGCAGAGCGGCTAACGTTTGGAAGTTGCGAGAAACGGTGAGGTCAAGAACTTCTAGACCTCACCCCTCAGAGACCGGGTTCCGGGTGCGCGATCGGGTTAGGCTAACCACCTAACCTCGCGCTCGGTTCCTTCTCTACGGACGCGGGTTTTCCGCTATAAATCAG